GTATTTATAGGAGTCCACGATTGATTGTCGCCAGGTATAATTGGCTGCCAGATTGTTATACTAAGGCTACCAGAGCCTAATGTCAAGACATTTGCTGTAGGAGTTATACGTTGTTGAGTGCTAAATCCAAGCGTTCCAACGCTTGTAGGTAGGTCATTTCCAGTCACATAATATCTAGATTCAAATCCAGGTGTGCCTACAGCAGGAGTTAATTCATTGCCATTTGGTTGAATAATATTGTTTGCTGATACAGTAATTGAGCCTGATCGTAGCGCTAATATATTAGTTCCAACAGTAAAGTTAGCATCTAATTTTAATTCAGGATCACCTACTTCAACAGTAACTGATGGGCCAGGGCCTACTTGAATAACAGTTGGAAGAGCTACAGTTGGTTGGGTTGTACCAATACTTACTTCTGATCCTGTAGGAGTAAATTGAGCATCGAGTTTAAAGCTTACAGATCCAGTTGTAGAATTTAATTGAATACCAGTAACTGCTTCAGTAAATGAGTCTGCAGATATACTTGGTGATTGAACAAGAGCTTGTAATAAGTTTGTAGTAAGTTGAATATTATTATCAGCTACAACAGCTGCATCATCTAAAGTTAAAGAAAGTTGATTTCCAGTTACAGTAATATTTCCTATTCCTGCAAAAGTTAAATTTCCTAATTCTAATAATAATTCATTTCCAGTTGGTTGAACACCAGCGTTTGCTAATACATTTACTTGTGGACCAATACCACCCCAAGCATCTGCACCATAAAAATCTATTCCCCATCCATTAGTCGATGGTGATAAAATAGTTAAAGAGTTTCCTGTGACTGAAGTAGATACATCTATCCCGCCACCCCATACTCCATTACTCCAAGTGTTTAAACCCCAAGGTGTAGCCATAATTTTTTATTATGGCAAACTGTACTACGATATTCTCAAAATCGCACTTGTAGAGTTTGCGTCTGGAAACTGAATTGTAAAATCGCCGTTTGTTGAAGTTTTGTCTCCACCAAAATCTAACACCACAACTGCTTTGTTTGCTTGTGAAGTGTTGTAGATTAAAGCAGCGGATGCAGTGATTGTAGCTGTTTGAAAAGTTAAATCACTGAAGTCAACAAAGGCAACGTTATCCGCAACACTAACAGATGTGTTAGTTAGTTCTGCGCCCGCAGCAGTGTAACCAGTTCCACTAGTTTCGTTTGAAGTAGTGTATACAGTTGTTCCTGCTTGAGAAAATCCAGTTACAGTAGTGTACAAAGCTAATTGAAATGTATCACCAGCTGAAGTGCTGAAATTGTGAGTTCCTAGAAACAGTTCTTGTTTAAAACTATCAGGTACTATGTTTGCCATTTATCCTCCTATTTTGATGGATCGACTGAAGGTAAAGGAACCCTCACGACGCCATCGGTATACTCATCTCTTCTTCTACGACCTGTTTGTTCTACACCAAACGACTGTTTAGCTGTTTGATAAGATTGTTCGTATAGTTGTATCATATCTGGTGGACCTTTCAAGTATTTATATGTCTCTGCCAGACATCCATATAATAACATATCTTCAGCAAATGTAGATACATAAGTTGTTGCTGAAGTAGTACTTGTGATCGTTGCTGGTTGTACATAATAAGCAATCGTCACATTAAAATTATCTGCTGGAGTAGGTGCTACTACCCAAGTATCGTTATCCCAATTTGCATAATATTTTGGTGTACCATAGCTAGTAGATGGAGTAGGATCATACTCAGCCATAAAACTAGTATCCTTTTGTTCTAAAAAAGTTTGTTCATTACTAGAATCTGTTATTTGAACATATCTAATATTTCTTAAATTAGTTGGTGTTGATACATATCTATTGCCAGATGTCATTGCAGCTGTAGCATAAGCTCTAAATGCATCAATTTGTAATTCTCTATAAATTCTATTTTCAGTATTTTTAGTTATTTGATCTAGTGTAGAATCAGTTAGACCATTACTATCAACTTCAGTATAGTTTCTTATCTGTGTTTGTAGTTCTCCGTAATTCATATTATGGTGTTAAGGTTACCGGACCTGCCGATATTTCACCGCCTCCTATTCTAGCTGCTTGAGTTGCTGTAGTTGCAGCTTCCCAAGTATAATTATCTGTTCCAGTTACAGTTATTGTATGACCGTTTGAATCATTTATATCATTAGCTTGAATTCCATACAACCCCGTTCCATTTCTAAATACAACAATATCTCCTGTTGATCTTCCGTGATTATCTTCATAAACAGATACTGTAGAAGATCCTGAAGTTAAAATTAATGGGTTTAAATCTAAAACTCTAGCAACTGCTGGTTCTGTTCTTGCAGGTCTAGCGTTTCTTAATCCTTGTGGATCAGCTCCGTGTGGCTTTGGTTCTAATTGTGGATGTTTTCTTTCGTATTCAGAATAATGAACAAAAGAATTATTCCATTCTTTAACCATTTCTCTATAAGGAAACTGTTGTCCTGATCGATCAGAAATAGCTAATGCTCTTTTACCTTTAGCAAATCCAGACATTATACTCCATCTCCAAAAAACGTTTGTGGTGAAATATATAAAGATGTTCTTTGTCCATCTTCATCTAATGCTCTTTTTAATTCATCTTCGTATAACAATCTTAATCCTTCTGTTCTTTCAGGAGAATGTTTAATTGATAAATAATATGCAAGGCCTGATACCATACAAGGTATAAATCTATAAGCTACATCTGCTGTGTTTGTATATGCACCAGCATCTTCTATTCTTGCAAGATAATAAAACTTTAATTGATAATTAGATCCAGAAAAACTTGATCCCGGTGTAATATATAAAAACACACTTGGACTTACAGTTCTTTGTACATAATATTGTGAGGGTGTTCCTTGTGCTAGTTTATTAGGTAGTGCTGCATAAGTTGATCTATCTATTTTAGTTAATGTTGTATCAACCGGTGCAGTCGCATCTGTATTATTTCTAATATATGCTTCTAATACATCGTTTAAATCATTTGGAAAATTAGCATTATCATTTGCAAAATTATATTCTGCTTGACCTAAAACTAATGGAATTGTTGCTAATTTAACTTTCCATAGATGTACACCTCTATTTCCCCATTCAGAAAATAAAATATTTAAAGATCGTCTAGCACTTCTTAAGTGATAACCTGTTCTTGTTCCACCTACGCCAGCTCTCTCTAAAGCTTCTTCTATAATGTCATCGATATTTAAATCGAATGATGTTGTTCCAGAGGTAGCCATTTAGCCTCCTATTTATCTATATACAGAATTAATGTTGCATTAGCTACTGAAGTTGCTCCAACACCATCTGTGTATAAAACTCCATCTTCAGGTAAGTTTAAAGTTTCTGTTTGTCCTGGTGGTACTCTAACTGGAATGTAAGCACCTGTTGTAGTTGTTGAACTAACAGTAGTTGCATCTGCTAGAATGTTTATGTCCGCAGTTCCAGCTGATCCTCCAGTTGTAGTATTAGATTGTAAAGCATAAGCTCTTAATCTAGTTCTACCAGTAAACGCAACACCGTTTGTAGTTAATACTATCGGTTTTACATCTGATTTCATACTCATAATTTTTTCTCCTTAATTAGGAGCACCCGAAGGTGCTCCATTAATTATTTATTACGCTGCAAATGCAAACGCACCAGTAACAGCTGCTGCTGCACCAGTGAATTCAGTTGCAATGTGCCATACACCATCTTCAAAACACATAAAAGCAATTTTGCTTCCTGTTGTTAAAAGATTAGTTGCTGCGTCAGCTGGAGTGAAAACTAATTGTGTTTCACCTGCTGCTGAAGTATCAAAAGTTACTTCATTTGCTGCTCTTGATTCAATTAAAGAACCAGTTGCCCAAACGTCAGTACCTGCTGCATTAAAAGTTAAAGTATTAGTTCCGCCAGCTGTATCTTTAGCTTGAACGTAAACTGCAATTGCACCTCTAGTTGCTGCTGGTAGTGCTACAGCACACGCTGCTGCACCTGTGTAATCTACAACTGCAATAATTCCATCAGCGATAGAAATACTTGCACCTGTTGCTGTATCAGCTAAAACCAAACCTGTTAGGTCAGGCATACCTGAACTCATTCTTGTTGTGATAGCACCAGTTGTTGCATTTTTAGTAGCCATTTGAAAGCCACCTTCTGAACGTACCGGTCCATTAAATGTAGTATTTGCCATAATTATATCCTCCTAGTTTTTGAATACTGTCTCTAGGCCGTCGACTATACGCGTCAGTATTCTAATTAATTGTATAGTGCTTTAATTATATATTAGATTTGAGTAGAGTGCAAGAGGGCCTACGGTAAAGATTGGATTTTTCCAACAATGTAGCTTTTTTTAAGTTGCTACAGAAACTTGGGGAGCTATCTCATTAACCTTATTATCTAAATGAGCTTTTTTAGCTTCAGCCATTTTAATATGGTTAATTACTTCTTTCACCTTATGGTCTATTCTGACCATATTGAGAGTATATCTACCCTCGTTAAGATGCTCCTGCTCCCATTGTAGATCCAGTGACTTTTTCTGTTTGTATAGATCCTGCAGATGTTGTTGCATCGTCATTTATAACCTCCTCATAGGTTATTCTATTTATCTCATCAGCATAATTGCTTCCAAGATATTCCCATTCTATACTTTTTTCTCCTAGTTTGTCAAGTATAGCATTTTCAAGAGCTTCAGCGTTATCTTCACTCAAAACTTTAAATTTTGCGTGATGATCATAAGCCCAAATAGTTACAAGGAAAGTTTTCATATACACCTTTTATCATAAAAAAAGGGGGCCGTGAAGCCCCCTTTTTTGTTTAATTGTTTATTATGCTCCTGGAGATCCGAAGATACCTCTAGCATCAGAGAAACCAAATGAATATCTCTCTCTTGCTTTGTATCTCACGTTACCAGTGTCAAAGTCACCTTCCATTGCAGTTTTTAGAGGTGCTCTGTTGAACATTTTCATACCGTTAGGCACGTCTGTTTTGATGAAGAACGCATCAGTATCAGTTAAGTAGTTGTTTACTACATAACCTTGTGGGATCATTCCCATTGAACCGATAGCGTTAATATCATTGTCAGCTGTACCAACTCTTCCTTGAGATTTCATCAATCTCTCAGCTGTGAATTGAAGCTCAGAAGGGATGATTAATTTCATACCTTTAGCTGCAATTTTTAGACCTCTTTCATCAGTGAAAGCCGCAATGTCAATTAGCGACTGTTCTAATGAAGTCTCATTTAAGTCAGCAGAAGTGCCTAACTCATTTGAGTAAGTCCCAGCAATCGTAGGGTGAACAGCAGAACAAAGTTCTACACCGTCTCCACCTAGGAAGTTAGTATTAAACGCATTGTTTAACACGGCTGCCGCTTTAACTTGTTTAGTGTTTGCCATAGATCTAGCTAACGCTTTTGTATATCTAGTAGCAATTCTATCATACAAGTTGTCCTCGATCGCTTCTTCAGTGATCGCGAACGCTAAAGCAATTGTTTCGTGAGTGTATCTAGCAGTGTAAGTTTCTTGAGCGTTGTCAAACGTTACTCCTGAACCTTCCGGTTTAACAGCAGCATTTGCAAACCCTGATAACATTACTTCTTCTTCAAAAGCTCTGTCAGAGTTCTCAACGTCGTAGATCTCTAAGTGCTGATTCTCGTATCTTTTGTACTCCAGGCCAAATAAAGCATTTAAACCTGGCTCTAGTTCTTTGACTAGTTGTTGTCTTGATATCGCCATAGTTAGTCTCCTTTATTAGATACCTGTAGTTGATTTTAAGAAGTGTTCGTTGATTGTAACAACACAGTTCACGTTTGCAGCACCTGCTTCATTATTCTCAATATCTTTTGAAAAGCCTATTAATCTTAATTGTGCAGTTGTTGTAACAAATGATGTGTCATCCAATTCAGCTTTGGACACTCCATTGATTGTGCTTCCAGCGACATATACGATATCAGCGTTCATTCCAACGTCTGATCTCTCTGTGTCAGCTGAAGACTGGATTTCGAATCTTGCATATGGATCATCATATACAAAAGCATCGATAGTTTCACCAGCGTCAACATTAGTTTGCGTGTAAAAGTTTGCGAACTTTGGTTTGCCAGTCGAAGGATCTTTCGAAATGAAAGTTCCCCAGAAGACACCCAATGCAGTATCACCAGCATCAGCTTTGTCGACATATCCAGTAGTTACCATTTTTACCAAGTCACCTTGGAAAATAGAAGTACTAGAATTGTCAGCAATCTCATACTGAGACATACCTTGATTGTCAGCATTTTGACCAACTTTACCAATAGGTTTCAAACCGAACGCAGCGTCTTTATTTGCCATAGTTTTATCTCCTTATTAGTTTTGTTGATGGTTGTGAATCGTTAAAAAATTAACTTTTCTTTGTACCACCAAAAGTTACATTTGAGCGCCTTTCATTACTGATAGGCATACTCGGGTGTTGTTCCTTCATAGGCTCGTTTTCGATAGCTTTTTCTCGATCTTGCGTTCTAGCATTGTAGTACGCTTCACGTTGCTTTGCGAGCTCTTCCGGTATCCTTGCCAACACAAGGCCACCAACTCCGATTACTCCTGCGTATTTGCCATCGGCAATCTGTGGATAATCATAATCTGGATACTCGTCAGCTCTGACTAGTTCCCAGCCTGATCTGATTTTACCTGACATATTTTTAGCGTCATTAAAACCAAGAACTTCTGTTCTTATCCATCTGTGCCTAAAACCATCTGGCGCAGGGGGTGCATCTAAAGATGATGGTGGAGTCCAAACTTTTTTTCGAGTTTCTTTTTCTCGAGTTTGACTCGCACGAGAAGTTTTATCAATTGTCATACTATACCTCCTTCGTGAGTTGCAATTGTCTTGCATAGTCTTCAAGTGGCACGCCTAATTTTTTAGCGATCGCAACTTGCGAAGGCGTGAGCTTCACAGTTTTCGCGCGTCCTGTTGTGGCTGGACGTCTAGCTGAGGCAACCGTTTGTGCTGGTCTTCTTTGCTCCTGCACAACTTTTTCAGTTGAACCTTCATTACTATCAAATTTATGAGGAAATTCAAGTCTTATTCTCTTGTCTATTTCTTCATAATAATCATCGCTTTTAGGGTCGTATCCTTCTTCTTCGACTAGCTTTTTATGTAAATCAAACGCAGTATACGTCATTGCTGAATTGTTACCAAACCAAGGGTTTTTAGCTGCCCAACTCTCTGCTTTAGGGTCCGTTTGAATTTGTTCCCTTTGTTCAAATTGTTGAGGAGTTATATTAATTTCCTTTTCTGGTTTTCTTTCAGCATATTGTTTTTGCGCTGATTTTAGATTACCAAGTCTAGCAGCATCCATTGTAAGCTGTGCAATCTCTTGTTGAGCTTGTACTTGTGCTTCAACGTCACCACTATCGATGGCATTTTTAAGAGCAAGTTTTGCAGCATTTAGATTTGTTGTAACTCTTTTTTCAAACTCAGATACATAACTTTTATCTAAGTGTGAAAATTTACTTTCTAATTGCTCTTTTTGCTCTCTTTGTACTCTTGCAAATGCAAGAGCTTCTTCTCTCTGCCTTTCGGCCTCTCTCATCTTTCTAGTCAGTTTATCAATTCTTTTTTTAACTGAATCGCTATACTTTTCTAGTTCTTCCTTCTGTTTATCTTGAGCTTGAACATCAGACTGCTGATCAGATTTCTCATCTGTGTCAGCGGACTGACTATCGTCTTGAACGACTTCGATAGTTTCTTTTTCATTCTCGGTCTCCTTTGATTGCTCGTCAAGATTAATATCAGCACCTTCTTCTTCGCCAACATCAACCATATTTTCTTTATCTTCTGGCATAGTTTCTCCTATGTATTAAAATTGCGTGATTATACTTTCAGGATCTTTAACAGTTCCTAAAACTTCATCATCGTTTAATATTCTCAACTCGCCACCTTCTATTGGTAAACGTGACCCTGCATATCTTGCAAAGATCACCCAATCTTTTTCTTTACACCAAGCACCTTTAGAAAACTTATCTTTATCTTGATAAGCTAATGGACCCATCTTTAAAACATAACCAACGTTTGTTGATATACGTCCTCTGTCCAAAGTTTCTTGAGATAAAATTAATCCACCTTTAGTTCTTTCAGGAGGTGTAAATGGTAGAATCAACAGTCTCCATCCTGTTGGTTCTGGTAATTCTTCTGTTTGTGATTTTATATTTTCAGGGTTTAAAGGTTCTTTTTCATTAACCTTTTCTTCTTCGTATTTATCTAGAAGTGCCGATTTAGTTTTTGGTACTTCCGAGTTCGATAATGTTTCCGTCATTTTCTTTTTGCTCCTTTTTTTCGTTGAGGTTAGAGAGTTCCTGCAGAACGTATTCATACGCTCTGATTTGTCCAACAATATAGTGATATTTTTCCATACTGTCAATGTTACCAGCTACTAAACTATCTGTATTTCGTTCAATAGCGTTTTTAATTACTTTCTTAAGACCATAAATGGTCGATATATCATCCATTTTTCTTTTTCTTTTTTAATTTGCACTTGCATCTTGGAGCAGTGAACCAATTTTCTATTCTATTAAAAAAATCATCAATAGAACCTAAAATTTTATACATTATTCTATCAAACATTAACAATTCCACTTTCTTAGAGATTTATTAATTCTAGAATTTGGGTCTCTTGCAGTTTTAGCTGAAGTTAATCTCTTCTTCATACCAGACATTCTAGCACAAAAAGATTTTCTTCTTTTTGCAGCTTTAGATCCTGCTTTTAATTTTGATGGTTTAGTGGTTACTGCAGTTTTTAATTTAGAACCAGGATTAGCACGTCTGTAAGATGCAACGCCTTTTCTATTTAATCCTCCTGATGGAGATTTACCTTCTTTTCTTTGCCAAGCTGGTGATGCCATTTTTAACTTTGTGATTTTTTAATTGCTTTAGCAGTTGGTGCACCTTTACTTCCAGGTTTTCTCATTTTCTCACCACTACCTGCAGCAATTCTTTTTTTCTTTTGCTGAATGTTATACCAAAGACCTTTCTTTGCCATTTTTCCAGATTTTGTTTTATGGTATTTACTTGCCATTACGCCATTCCTTTATTTTTCATTTTAGCTGCAGTAATAATATCACCTCTAGTGATTTTTTTCTTGTCACCATACATTGCTGCTAATTTTTTATTTTTTTTCTTTACAGATCCACCGTTTGAAAAACCAGGGACTTGTTTGTTGTATCTTTTATTAGGCATTATTTTTTTCCTCCGTTAGTCTTAATTAAATCTGTTGCTTTGATTCCATAAATCGCTGCAACAACTGAAACCCAAAGTGAGACTATCCACCAGGGCATTTCCTGTAGCTTCATAAAATACAAATCTAATTTTGCTTGTATTTCTTCGTCTTCAGCAAATACTGAGTAAAATAATATAGCCAGTGGAGATGTCAACACTAAAAGGACAAATTCGTCTTTCCAGTCGTTTTTTTGATTTTTAGCTATTTGTCCAGAAAATTCTATTTCTCCGCGTTTCATTTTTTCAGCGTGCACAATAGCTGCTTCTGACATTATAATTTCAGATTTTTTCTTATTCTTATAAATTTCAGCGCCAGTTTTAAGTGCAGTACCTACTAAACTCCACGGGAACATAGAATTAGTACCACTTAGCTGTTCTTTGTTTTTCAGCTAGCATTCTTTTTTGACCTCTAACTTTTTCAGTTTGAGTTTCATTAGGTTTGCTAACTTCTATTTCAACACCACCATTTGCATATCCGTCTTTGTTAACGAATTTTGAATGGTCGATTGTGTTTTTACGTTCTTTTTCCATTTCGCCTCCTTGATAGACCTGCTTCGCTTAATGCGATAGCAATTGCTTGTTTTCTACTCTTCACCTTTTTATCAGACTTGCCGATATTCAGTTTTTTCTTTTTAAACTCTTTCATAACCTTTTCAACTTTTTTCTGTCCTTTGTTCATCCTACATATGTCCCTGGTTGTGTTATGTTTCCTTGTTTTAATTGTTCAAATTCATATGGAGTTAAAGTACTTCCTGGATTAATCGACATATAAGTATCATAATCCATAGTTTGAGTCATTGGTTGTTTAAATTTTTGTAAATCCATTTTAGTTACTTCTGTTCTTAAATTATTATCAGGTAGTGATCTTGCATTTTCTATCATTTGCTGTACTTCATTTACATCAAACAAAGGTTGGTTAGTTGGGCTAAAACTTGTATCACTTATTTTCATATTAGAATAATTATCCGTTAAAACAGGATCAGCTCCAAACAAACCTAATCTATTATATTGAGACATATCATCATACATACTTTTAGGTTTGTATTTATCAATAGCGTTACCAATAATACTTCCTACAAATGGAACACCTGTTATCAAACTTAAAATTCCTCCAAGGACTCTTCCGCCTATTCCTGGTTTAACATCTCCTGTTCTTGGATCTGTAAATTCATATCTTTGTCTTCCTGGTGCTCCTACTAATTGAACATCTGGTTGACCAAAAAAATTTGTACCAAAGATTCCTGAACCCGGTCTTGTATTATAGATAGACCTGTACCCAGGCGCAACTCCACTAAATAAATTTCCTAAAAAACTCGGTTGACCATATGATTTATAAGCTGACCCAATATATTTCATTTGATTATCTGGACCAAAGGCATATTCAGGAACAGCTCCAGCTTTTACTTTATCACTTGGTGCAACGGTTTGACCGGTTGTTACCTTACCTGTTAAAATATCTTGAACTCTTTGTTTATTCTTATCTCCTTGACCTACTCTATTACCACCATCACCTCCAGAATCTGGGCCTCCAGGACTTGCATCGTATCCACCAAGATCTCCTTGAAGACTTTGTACACCTCCGGGACCTCTGTTTGGTTTACCTTTTAAAGAACCATATAAATTTTTTTCTAATAATATTTTCTTTTCTTTAGGTGTAATGTAAGCTAGTTCAGCTACTACGTGATCTGGATCCGATAACCATTTTTTAGGTACAGTTACAGTTTCTTGTTTACCAAGATAGTTTGGTCCACCGCCTTGATTAGCTGGTTTAATTTTTTTCTTTTGTTTTTCAGTTAATCTTTGGTCTTCGTAATTAATTTTTTTATCTATACTCATTCGTTACTCATAATTTTTGCTTGTTGAATACCTGATTTAGCTAAACTGACCCCTGCTCTTAGTTTTGCAAGGTCTTCATTCTGTTCCAACTTCTCTTCTTGGTTTTGTTGGTTCATCATAGCCTTCATAGCGTCTAAATTCAATCTAGTTTCATTTTCTTCACGCTTTCTTTCGTTCTCCATTGCTCTTAAATCCACTTCTCGTGATTTTAATTTGAGTAATGGATCACTATCTAGCTGTGAAGTGATCTTATTTTCTTCTTCAGAGAAATCTTTTTGCATTTCAGCAATCAATTGTGCTTTTCTAGCTTCAATTTGAGTTGTAATTTGTTGAATTCGTTGTGCAATAGCCGGATTTTGTTGCATCATCATCGGATTTTGCGCAATTTGTTGTTGCAACGCTTGAATTTCTCTTAATTCTTGTACAAATTCCATTTGAACTTGCTCTTGAGCCATCAAACTGATGTGTTCAAGTATATTTTTTTGTATTGAAGCCATCACAATCGGATTATTTCGTACCATATTGAGTGACATATAGTTTAAATGCGCATCAATGTGTGCTTTGTGGTCTTGACCAGGGAAAGCTTGGAACTGTTTGCCTGCTAAAGCTTGAATATGTTCCATACTTGGGTCCATTGGTTGTGGTTGTTGAGGTGGTGGAAGCACTAAATCAATATTTTTTACACCTAAAGCTTCATACATACCTCTATATGCTTGATACATATTGTGCATTTTTGGATTTGACATTGCCAGCTGCAGTTCTGTTTGGGCAATAGATATCCTTTGTGTCTGTGAAAAGATGTTCGGATCAGCAACTGGCAATATGTCAACACGGTCATCAAAGTCTTGGACTTTAACCGTCTTATTTCCACCTACAACATCGTAAGGATATTCTGGTGGAAGATAAGTTTTAAATACTTCTGCAAGTAATTTAAATTCAATTTTAAGTGCAGAGTAAATTCTTTTATGAATAGCAGACATTACTCTTGAACCACGTTCTAGTAATGCAACTGTTGTTCCTACCGCAGCGCCTTGATTTCCATCACCAACTTGCATATCTGCAATAGATGCAAATCTTTGACCTGCTTGAACAACAATACCTAATAATTGTAATAAGGTTTGAGAAGGCTCTTTGAAAGGTAAAGGTAAAAATGAATCTCTTAAGTTTCCTCCAGGTGCATCTACATCTCTAAATTCACCAGGTTGAATTGGTTGTGCATCATCTCTAACCCTAATTCCTCTAGTTTTAAATCCAGCAGGTAAATTAGATAAAGTTCCTGCATCGAGTAATTGTCTTAAGGCAGATGTTGCAGTTCTTGATAAACCACCAATCATATGAATTAAACCAAAACCATAAAAACCTAAACCTGGTAAAAATTTAAAGTGTACAAAATAATTTATTTTATTTCTTAATGGATCATCAATTTTATAATTTCTTTTAATTGATAAAACAGTTCCTGTAGATTCTTCTACAGTTACAACATACGGAAGTTTAATTCCAGTCGGCTCACCATCTTCAGGATTCACATCCTCAAAACCATCTAAATCTAAATTAACGTGACACTCTAATAAAGTGTAAATGTCATCTTGTTTAGTTTGTTCTACACCTTCTAATTCTTGTTCTTTTTTTGTAATTTGGTCTGTATTCATTGGTGGTGCAGCTAAATCTACATCTTTATAGAAACCACTTACTTGTTGTTTTCTTAAATCGTTTTCTGACATTTTAATTATGTGGATGACGGATTCCGCATCATCTAATGAGGTAGCTGAATACGGAACGACCAGATCATCTGCCGGTACAAACTTCGACACGGCTCTACCTAAAAGATCATCGTAATAAACTTTTTTAAAAGTTGATCCTGATAAAGGTAGGTAGAATAACATTTGATCAAACTCAGGTTCGTATTCTGACATACGATCCATAATTTGATAATTCATAAAATCTTTTACTCTTGTTGCTTGATCTTCTTTTTGTCTATTAGAAGCTCCAAGTATTTGTGTTCTAACAGGTCCACCAGCAGGTAATAATTCTTTATACGCTTGTGCTTGGAATTGTGTTACTGCTTCTGCAAGAACTGGGTGAGTTGCACTAGATGCACCTCTAAAGGGTTCTGTTCTTTCAGTATATTTAAATCCTAAAAGATCTAAACCTTTTGTATAAGTTGATTCCCAATCTTTTCTTGAACTTTTATAATCTCTATAATTTTCTACTAACTTGCTTCCTAATGGATCTAAAATATCATCTTCTAATATTTCAGCTAAATTTGTATAATGATCTTCACCACCTGCAGGTGCGCCTGCTTGTGGATCAAATGAAACTGTTGCTCCTCCATCATCTTCTGGAGTAATTTCTACGGGTTGATCTTTTATTTGTTCTGAAATTTTTTCAGTTACAACTTCTTGTATTTGTCCTTTACCAGGAACTTTTACATCCGTTTTAATATTTCCTAATTCCGATAATGTTTTATCTACTGCCATAATTTACTTTACCTTGTTCTAAATAAACTTTCAACCCCTTCTGACATTGGGCCTCTTTTTGGAGGAATAGTGCTTGTCAGACCTCCGTCTTTAAATTCATCAATATCAATATCTTCCATTGCATTTTCAGCTCTCATTTCTGCATCTCCAACTCTTCTTTCACCTGTAGTTAATCTATTTTTTCCTGTTACATATTTTTCCATTCTTGGAGCATCTCCGCCTAATATTTGATCAACAGATTCTAATACTTCAACATCATAATCTATGTCTTCACCATAACTTGAATAAGGTACAGTATCTTCTGCAACAAAATCACCAGGAAATTTTTCACCGCCTTCTAAAGTTTTAGGTGCTTCGTATTCCATTTGGAATGGTTGGCCATATTCATTTTGACCTTCGATTAAATATTTTTGTTCTCCTAAATCTTCAGTAACTTTTACACCCGGTAAACTTTCATCTACATATTCAAAAACTTTTTCATCAATCTCTTTTGATTTACCTAACATTTTTATTTTTTCTATAAATCCAGGTAGCCACTCAGGCATTGCAGTTGTGCTTTTCTTAAGTTGTTTAATACCTTCTTGAACTGCACCAGTCTTTTCTGCAGTCATTAACATTTTCATCAATGCTGGAGAAGAGGCAAGAATACCTCCAAATAATTTTAAAAACGCTCGTCTATTCATCTATGCCCTGACTTTTTTTAGATTGCTGGTAAGTATTATACAGATCATATGCAGTTAATCCACCACTAATTAACAGTCCAGGTAAACCAAAAAACCTTGATACACCAGCAATTGCTCTAGGACTCATTCCTAATCTTAAAACTTTACTTAATGCTCCTGGTCTTGCTTCTTTTGCAACAGTTGATAAATCAAAAAATCTTTTTGCTTTTTGTCCTGCTGATAATTTTTCTGCAGATTGAATAACTCCTGATGCTTTTGATAATGGTTCCATAAATGCTGCACCTAAATACATTGTTGGATCTTTTAAAATTTCTGCTGGAGATTCTCCTTGTCTTAATCGATCAACTGCATAAGGTACATCCATTGCTGCAGTAAATAGTGGTGTACCTAAAGTTCCTGCAAAAGCACCAAGTCCACCTGTAATTCCAACAGCAGATCTTAATTTACCTCGACCTAATTCTCTTGCTGCTGAATAAGCTTTTTTAATTTCTGGTGCCCCTGCAACGCCTGCCGCTGCTGCAATAGTTGTAAAGCCAGGAGTAATTTCTTCTGGTTCTTCTGGAATCTTTTCTAATTCTTCTCTAACAAGTGGATCCGATGGATACGTTGCAGTATTGTATTCATCAAATTTTATTTGTTGAGTTGTAGGTTCTACTTCTGCTGCTTCAACTGGTGTACCTAATGCGGCTTTACCTACTTGATACGTTCCATACATTGCAAGTGGAACTGCAAAAACTCTACCTGCTCCGCTTTTTATAAATCTATTTAATTTTATTTGACCAGGACCGCTTCTTAAATAATTTCTTGCATCATAAACTGTTTTTAAATCTTTTGGAACTTCAAATGAGTAACCAAAATTTTTATAAACATCATCGTACAATTCTCCAAAATCTCTTAATGCATTTTGATTCTTAATTGTTTTTCTTGGAGATTGTTCTGATAATTTTGGAACTCTTACTGGAAGTTCGCCTGGTTTTAAATTTTGATTAAATTGTTTTTCATAGAACTCTGCTTTTTTATTGTATTCATCTATAATTTGTTTTTTAGTTTCTGTTTTACCTGTTTTAGGATTTACATATGCATTTTCTATTGGATCCATATTTTGTAATTTATTTTCTGCAATTCCAACCGATTGATCAATTGTTTTACCTTTTGTTTCATTAATACCTTCTTGAACTCCTTGTATAAAAATACTGTAAGGTCCTGTTCCATATCTTCCTGATGAAGCAATATTTTTTACTTCATCTACATTTATTTTATTTGATGGAATTAATTTTTGTAATTCCCTTCTAACATTTGCAAAAAATGATTTTGGTTCACCAATTTGTCTTGTGACATTTGCTTCTAAAGTTCTTCTTCTAAGTGCACCTCTAATTCCACCAAAGCCTTTAGTTTGTGGTAAACCTTCAGTTATTTTTAAAGACTGTCTTGTAAGATAAGGACTTGTTCTACTGATGTATTGAGTATCTCCTGAATATGCTTCTACCAATTGACCTAATCTATATGCTGCATTTGCATTTCCAGTTGCAGTGTTTGGTAAATTTAAAAGTTTTCTTGTTCTACTAATTAATCCATCGGTAGTATAATTACCTGTTCGAATAACATCTTTTAATTCTTTATCTAAAGTAGTTAATTGTGTTTTTATATTTTGAACAACTTTACTTCCTTCTGCTTCTCGACCACTAACTTTTGTAATATTTTTTTCTTTTGCAATTTGATCAATTGTTTCACCGGTTACTCCAATAGGAGATTCTTGTCTCACTCTGTTTGTAATATCTGTACGAGACAATCCTTGACGAAGATATTTTTCTATTAATTTATTTCTTTTCGGAACTTCAGCTTTATATAATTCTGATTTAGGGTCTTTATAAATATTTTGTTTTACTTGTGTAATTTGTTCATCCGTTGGTGTTTTAAATAAAGTTTGTTGTCCTATCTTACCTCCTATAGTTTCAACACCAGAAGTTTTTAACACTCTAGCTATATTAGAAGGTCTAACATTTATGCCTTTCTTTTTTAAAAATTTGATAGCTTGTTGTGGATTTAACAATCCTTCTCTTACTTCATTAAAAAGTTTTACTCTTTCATTAACAGCTTTTTTAGCTGCGGCTTCAGCTGCTGCTTTAGTATCAAAAGCTCCATAATAGTAAATTGGATCAGTTGCTTTACCAAGACTTACTCTGTATCTTCCGTTTAAAAGTCTAATTTGAGGTTTTGGAACTTTTTCTTTTTCTAAAAAATATTCTCTTATTTGTGGTGTGAGTTGCATTTATTTCTCCATAAACAAAGTTGATACACCTTCATCAATTAAACCACCTTTAGCAAATCCATATTGACCACCTCTTCTACCTTCTCTATTAGATGCTGCTTGAGAAGCAGATATATTACCACTGCCTCCTCCACCACCATCGTTTCTATATTGATTAACACGTCTAGCTTCTTGATTTTCTGACGCTCTTAATGCAGCAAAATCATTAATAGTCATACCTGCTTCACCCGCATTTGCAATTGTAGGCGTTAAAGTCATAATTCCAGCTTGAGCAGGTAATGTTCCTAATAAACCTAAAGTTTGTAAAGCTCTATTTTTTAAAAAATTTAAACCAACATCTCCATATGCTCTTAAAGTTTGTCCTAAATTTATACTAGGATTTCTATTTTGTAGAAAAGTTTTTGGAACTAAATACTCATTAGGTAAATTAGTTGCAAATTGATAACCTTGAAGAGTAGGAACTTTTTGAGTAAAAGCTTTTACTTTTTCAAAATCTAAATCAGATAAGTTCATAGATTTTATTACACCAGGTTTAGTTGTTATACTTTTTGATGGATCAAAAGCACCGACTGGATTTCCAAAACCCATAAATTTTGGACCTAAGTTTGGATCAAAGTATGAAAATTTTTGAAAAGATGTTGGCATATAAGCTCTCGCTCTAGCTGGATCTGTAGTATAAAATTGTCCTTGTAAACCAGTCCCCCCTATTCCTCTATTTACTCCACCATATATCTTATCTAAAAAAGTAGGTGCAGTTCTAGGACTTATTCCAGTTATTGGTTGTGCTCTATATAATTTAACCATTATATTAAACCACCGTAAGCGTTCTTAGTTTTTCTAATTGCTTCATCAAATTTACTTTGAAATTCTAAAGTGTCTCCATATTGTTCTAAAAGTTCATCATAAAGTTCTGGATTTAATCTTCTGTTTTCTAACATTTTAATTATTCTACCTTGCATATCTTTATCCATATCCAACATTTGATTTGCAAAATCTTCATCAATTTCTGGAAACTTATCCATTAATTTTTCTTTACTTAGTTTAAATCCTTCAGGTACTGGTGGTACATCTAATATTTCTCTAGGTTCTATTTGAATTTCATCTGGCATATTAGATAATTTTTCTCTTTGTTGGAAAGACTCCACCGCTTCGCGATCCTCCATAAATTGTTTTTTAATATCGTTTAATTTTAATTTACCAGAACTGTATAAATTCTCTAAAGTATCTACTGCTTCTTCACCATACTTCGATCGAATTAAATTCATTATCCCTTGAATGACTTTACCTTTAGCACCACCACCCATACTAAATCCAACCCGTCCGCCGTCCGCGAATGGTTCTTCGTCATCGACTTTTGGTTTAATCCCTTTTATTTTTTCGTTATATTTATCACTACCGTAAATATATTCATCTGCATAATTTTTATAAACGGTTGTGTCTAAATCATAGTCGACATCTCCTAATGTTTCTTTCATATCTTCTAAATATTTAACTGGATTAGATTTATCGACATTACCATAAATAGTTAAGTTATCGATTTCATCTTCAGTAAACTTTCCAGTTTGTCTTAAATTTTCTGCTATTGAATCTTCAATTCTAGAAATGATTAATCTTGGTGTATAAAATTCTTTAAAGTGTTCTTCAAGTTTTTCTGGTCTATCTTTATAAACATCAAAAGAATCTTCTGCTTCTTCGATCATCTCTATTTCTGGTTTTGTTTTAGCACCTAAATTTTTTGCTTTAACATACCTTGGTAATGTTTGTTGTAATAAAATATCTAAACTTGTAGTTTTACTTAATAGATCTCTTGCATCGTCCATCGATCCGCCGACATCGGTCACTTGTTTAATGACCTGATTTATTTTTTCTTGATTTAATTTACGTCTGGTTGCAGGATCAATTCCTTGAACTTGATCTAAAAATTCTTCTAGTCCTCTACCAATATTTTGTATTTGACCCATAGTAGATTCTGGATCAACACCAGGAGAGAGTCCTTGAGTTTGTTCTAATGTTTCTTTTTCTTTACCGGTTAACAATTTTTTATTTTTAATATCGAATACATCTGCAGTCTTTGTACCTGCTAGTCCTTCTTTGATTGGCTCTTGACCTTTACCCATTCTTAAAAAATCATTTAAGTTATTTAAATAATTTGTAAGATTCATTTCGTTTTCAGTTGTAAGATAACGAAGACCATCGGCTAATTTTTGTTTAGCAGCTTGTACCGAATCTTGACCAAACTGTTTCATTGAAACTAACATATTTGGATCAAACGGATTAATATCACCTTGTTTTGGGAATCTAAATATATTGGTACCTTTACCGAGGATATCGGATGGTCGGATCCCGAGACGTCTAGCGCCATCCATAATTTTTAAAATAATCTGTTGTTTACTCATCAGTAATATTCCTTAACAGGTTGAGGTAAATCTTTATCCTGTTCATCTTCAGGGTGTTCAATAAATCCTCCTTGTCTAAATCTCATTACTGCTTGTGTCATACTATCGACCAAGTCATCGTGGTCACCGTATGGAAACGCAGCGCACTCCTCTATCACTTCTTCTGCAAACTTTAAATCTGGGGCCCAAATTTTGCCTGATTCAAATAAGGGTGCAACTGCATTAACTCTAGTGTGCTTATCATTGCCCCTGCTCGGTGTAAAATTTATTACCGGGAGACCCATTTTACGCAATTCGTACGTTAAAGGCAAGCCCGAAGCTTTAGATTCTATGATAATTGTTTCAGGGTTCCAGTATTGATATTGCTCCATTGCAACCCGTCTTAACTCAGGAAACTCAAATCTTTCCTTTACTGCATCGAGTAATATTAAATTAGGACCACTATCTTCTGATGGATAGAACACTCCCCAAGTTGTTATTGCAGAATAATCGGCAGATTCTTTTTTCATAAACGCAGTATCATAAGATTGTATAACGTGATGCAGTTGAGGCATTTGTTCTTTCTCCCAAGTTTTCCACCACTCTCGTTTAATAATTGATCCTTCTTCTGCAGTTGGATTTTGCATCCACTGTGCATTCCATTTACCAATACTTAAACTGGCTTTAACTCCTTCAAGTTCATCGATATTCCAATACTCTGGCCAAGCGGGTTTACCGTTTGGAAGGATTGCAGGAAACTCAATGACTTCCCATTGATCTGCTTTTGATTCTTTTTGTGCATTCAATAGTTTACCGGTCAGGTCTTTTTGATTCCATCGTGTCATTACCAACACGATTCTTCCGCCAGGTTGTAAACGTTGTCGTGGTCCTGATGTATACCATTCATATGCACGCTCTAGAGCTTGCGCGTTCAACGCATCTTGCTCCGAGTGCGGATCGTCAATGATTAGAAGATCCGCGCCTCGTCCGGTGATTGCTCCACCAACACCGGCCGCAAAGTATTCACCTTTGGAGTTAGTCTCCCAACGTCCAGCAGCTTTGGAGTCTTCGCGGAGGGTGGTCTTGAAAACTTTTTTATACTCTTCGCTGTCAATTATATTTTTTGCTTTTCTACCGAATCGAACAGCGAGCTCCGTGGTGTGAGTGGATTGTATAATTTTTAAATCGGGATGTTTACCGATCATCCACGCTGGAAGGAGCGTACTTGCAAATTCAGATTTTGTATGTCTAGGAGGCATATTAATGATTAATCTTTTAATTTCACCGGTTGCCAATTTATTAAATTTTTCAGAAATAATTTTGTGATGGGACCCCTCTATAAATTCAGGCCACATATGTTTTACAAAAGTTAAAAAATCAGAATGGATCTTGGATTCTTTTTTCTTTTCTCCTAACCGAATGGCTAGTTTCATAAATTCTTTTCGAACGTCAGCAGGTAATTTATTTATATTTATTTTGTCTAGGTTCATATAGGAGTCCCATTTACTTTTTACCCTGAAAGACCGTCTAAATCAAGCCGTAAAGGGTCAAGCTTAGGATCCCTTTTTTTATTTGGGTGGGTGGGCCCACAAGCATCAAGCTAAATTCCAGATTGGTTTGGTACCTCTATTGTATGGGAGCAGGCGCGCCGTTAGGCGCGCCATTCAGAAAGGCTACGCGGCCCAACGTTTGAGCGCGTGCTTTTTGATTAGTATAACTGGGCCTGCTACCCAATCATCATAACCAAATATGTATTTATCTTTTGTAAAAGATTTACGCCATAACTTTGTTGCGGGTTCATTAACAGGTAAACCTAACAGCTTACCCTCTTCGTTCATAATCATATAATCCCCGTTAGGAAACTCTATACCTTGAACCATACCGCCAACAAACTCTTGAGCCGACTCTAAAGTCGGCTCATCTTCTATTGTGTTGATAATCTTTAGTTCCATAAAGACCTCACTAACTCGCCATTAGTTGCTTTGTTAAGTGCCTCAAGATATTCCGTTTCAGTCATCTTAAGATACTTAATACAAAACTCGTGTTTAATGTTTTGAGTTTGTCCAGGTGTTCTAAGATAATCAACTGCCTTGTCCAACAGTTCCTGTCTTCTCGCACCACCTGGCATATACTCGTCTTTTATTTTTTTAGTCATATTTTCCTTTCTGTTATATGGGATTATATAGCATAGACTATTCTGGATTGTCAACAGTTATAATCCTTGTATTTGTATAAGTATGTCCCCAACTAGTTGTGTGAGTTGTTTTTTCAACTCGGTCTATTGGTGTTTCTAATGGCTCGTTCCTCGGTGCAATCGCAATGACTTGTTGTACATATTTATTTGCAAAGTCATTATAACAACCATTACTGCAGAAATAAGAATACATATTTATATATTCTGGGTGCAGTTTTATTTTTCTAGTTCTTAAGACCTTGTTGCCTTTACTACCTCGCACCCTGTCAACTGTGTGGTTGGTATGGCAACTCGGTCCGTGACACCAAACATAATCGCTCATACAAATAACCCCACATATACAACTGTGATACACACAGCTAAAATTATTAATGCGTCCATATTAGTACCTCACTTTCCAACTGCCACTTGCAGTTCTATATCCTTTTGCGTCTAAATCAAAATAAGTTAATAAAGCCTTTCCAACTTTACTTGTCCAATATCTTGACTTGTCATCAAACTTACCAAACCTAGTCACTTCCTCGCCTGTTGATTTTGTGTAAGTTATTCTAAATGTTTTATCTTTTATCATATTTATCCTTTCTGTTTATGTATGGGAATTTATAGCAATTCCCATACATTGTCAATCAATTAATTCATTGATTGTTCATATTGTTTTCTAGCCAAGATTTTAGCCTCTCTTGACATATTTTTGTTTTTCATTCCTTTAATCAAACTTGCAAGATTACTAGGGTTATAGATTGTTAGACCTGTTGAGTTAGTTCTAATCAATTCTGCCTCATCAACTTGTATGCCAAGTTCTGTTGCAAGTTCAACTGCCTCACTCAAATAACGATATGCTTTCAATCCAATCTTTAATTGCTCACATTGTTTTTGAATACTATCAATCCAAGTTTGGTGTGTTGAAACTAGATTGCCTTTAGCAACTCGCCATTGTTCTAATCGTTGGTACTCATCTTTAGTACAAGCAATAGTTCTTGAACGACAATGAGAAGTTCCAATAACATCTAATTGATATTGGTCATTAAAAGTTTTAGACATTCCACTACTATCATCACTATAATAACCATTACCACGATAACCTAAAAATTTATCGTTAGCCTCTTGATGTTTAGTTTTAAATGGATTGTCTTGTTTGCCCTCTTGTTCAGCAAGTATATCAGCATTAAGACCATTTAGTTTTAACTCATCTCTATAATAAGCATAAGCAAACTTTCTGCCCTCATCACTTGAATACTCACTTCCATTTAGATTACCATAAAGACCAAAATCAAAATGAGATTTAGTTTCCTCATTTTCATTCTCATCATTTACTTCTGTGTGTGCAAAATAAAAACATTTATCTTTTGCAACCACATCACAAGGGCTACCATACTTTTGTTTAAAGTGTCTTAATACTTTAACATCATCTTGAGGGTATGCTCTCTCAACTATTTCTTTTGCAAGTTCAAATGCTGATTGGTATTCTCTATCCACATTCTCTCTTGCTTGTAAGTATGCCTCTCGTTCTTGAGTGTTTTCATTCTCAAAAACATTTTTTATTTTATTGAACAACTTGTTTCGTAGTTCAGTATTTAGTCTTATCTTTGACATAATGTCCTTTCTGTTATTAAGTTAATTTTTTTTGTTATAGCCTATTGACATTATTTGTCAATAGGATTATATAGGATTTAGATAACTTAGACATTATCTATCAACGGTGTTAGTCCCTTGCTGATCGAACGGCTTTCAAACGTATCGGATTATGAGAGGGACTGATGCCAGGATCTGAGTCAACAGCTCTGTTTCAACTGCTCTGACTAGATCCTGGTATCAGTAACGGTTAGCGGTGGGTATAAACCACTATACCAGGATGAGTGCATAAGGGTACCCCGAATGTCAACTGAAGTTTACGGCGTTGACCTCTCCCGGCGCACGTTACTGATAGTAATTTGTTGGTCCTATTAGGATGCCGGAGGATACTCTGGACTAATTAGTGCAATTGCGACTGCCAAGTAGGACCTACTAATTACGTGGCCCATTGGTCTTGGATGCGATGCGCGGCAGCGTTAGGAATAATCCCGGGTGAGACCTACCGGGAGCCACAAGC